AATGTTTTCTGGTGCGAAATAGAATTGACCAGGAATAAATGAGCCAAATTCAGATGCTTCTGGTCCAAAATCAATATAAAAAATGCCAGAGGGGAAAGTTCTTGGTTCTGTTGAAATTGTAAATGTAAATCCAGTTGACCCTAAGATTTCATCGTCCTCTTCAAATGTATCACTGACATTTCTCAAATAAAGTTGAGTAATTTGATTGAAATTATTTCTAATAATTTTAACAATCTCTGCTGAGGCAGCATTACCACCAACTTTGACTAAAGTTCTGCCAATTTCAATAGAACCTAAAGTTTCATCTAAATTTGATACATCAACAAGAATATTGTCATATTCTACTTTGATATTCCAAACAAAAATTTTGTGCAGACCCCAATCTAAGGGTCCGTGCTTTAACTTAAAGTGCTCAATCAATCTAGAAGATTGATAGTAATAGGTATTGTTAACAATTACCCCATCGTAAATATCAGACCCTTGTACATGAGGATTTTCAACTGAATCGAGTTCAAATCCAACTGGTGCTCCACCAGCATCTGAACCCCACTCTGGAGTGTGCAAAAGCACACCATTAGACATAATACCAAGTGCCTTGTTCTTTTGGAAAGTTCTATTTTGTCCAAAAGGAACCTGTTTTCCTCCTCTGTAAATAAAGGTCTGGTCGAAATTTCTGTCTAGGATTAAACCAGGACCACCTTGTCGCTCTTCAATAATATCTGCTGGTTTAGGGTCATTATCACTTCGAATTCTAAGTCTATCTACAAGATTCCCCTCTTCATCAATCTCAAATTCTCCAGTTGTGGTTGAATTGGGATGATTTTGCCAAATTCTATTAATATCAAATGAATCAATAACACCCGCAGAATCTGTTGCTGGAATAATCTGCAGTCTTAAAGGATCATATCCACGTCCTCTTTGCAGGACTCTAACGTGAATGATTTTGCCAGAATTATCATCTATAATTGGATATAGCAATGCCTCTTCTTCTGGAATACCGCATCCAGTAATTGTTAATCTTGGTGGGTCTGAAGAATCATATCCACTACCAGAATTAACAATAGTTACAGCACGTACACCAAAAAATCTGTCGAAAATTGGCTTGATAACTGCGCCAGACCCAGGAACGATCCTTGCCATTTATTATTATTCCTCAGCTTACAACAATAATTGTTCCATTCATGGCAGCATGAATAGTGCATTGATAATAAAGTGTTGTTGGAGCATCCATTGGAACGGTCCAATAAAGAACGGATGTTCCATTTCCAGATTGACCCGCTGTATATGGGTTGCCAGCAATGCCAGTAGTTTCTTGAATTCTAAATGGGTGATTAGCGCCATTTGCACTATTGTCAAATGCGTAAGTGAATCCCCTATACACATAAATTGTAGGGTCATTAGCAGTATTAGGAAATCCAGGACCACTAAAAGTAAAATCAGTAGATCCATTAGCACCAAGTTCCCACCATGTTAATGGACTTGCTGTTCTAACCCAACTTGTTCCATTATAAAATAAACTATCTCCTTGAGTAAGTCCACTTGTATTAGTATCTGTCAACCCAGCAAATGTGGATGTTACAGTGCCACTAAAATCAATTGTTAGAACATCACCAGTAATGCTGGTTGTAATGTTAGAACCACCTTCAATTGCTATTGAATCTGTAGCAGAATCTGCTGTTGTGCTTCCAGTATCTGCAGTAATTGTAGTAAACAGATTTAACTCAGTCAATCCAGACTGGTCATCTGCAGGAATCCATTTACTTTCGGCAGAACTCCACTTTAAAACTTGATTGTTTAATGGAGCATTAGAAGTTGTATCTACATCTAAAAGACTATTGATTCCAGAATACTCAGTCAATAAAGCTGCTCTTGTATCGCCAACACCACCAGAAGTAATATTAATATTTACATAGGGGTTATCATCACCATCTACGGTGAAAAAGTAACCAGGATAACTAGCAGCAGATGGAGCATTACCAAGAGCAGCATACTGATTGGTATAACTAATACTAGTAGGAAAATCTACAGTGCCATCAGAACCATTGAAAACACTGGTAGTTCCACCAGCGACAATGTTAACATTACCATTGCCATCTGGGTCTAGTACAATATTCCCACTACTGGATGAAGTGATATTATTACCATTTACATCCAGAGCAGTAGTCAATAATCCAAAATCACTAGGAACAAAAGTTGTTCCGTTATATCTTAGGACTTGATTATTGGCAGCATTACCAGTTGTGATTAGGAGAGTGCTACCATTACCAATAGTTGAGTAAATTTCATCAAAGTTATCATTAACTTTACTACCACCAGTACGGAGAGTATCACCCGTACTATCATTTGGTGCAGCACCTAATCCAATAGTTTGTTTAGCCATTTGTTGCTAGTTTTTTAGTTATTTATAGGACATGACGATTAATCGAAAACAACCAATTCTTCACCATAGTCAGCGAGATTTGGTGGAGTCCAATCATCAGGAACTTCGCTATCGACAGTAACTGCCGCTTCTTTATATCCACTTCCAGGATTAGTAAGTTCCACAACGTTAACACCAACAATTGCTTTGACCTGCGCGTCAAATCCACTAATAGAATCAACACGAACAACGGGTCTACTGGTATATCCAGAACCAGGTGCAGTCACAGCAACCTTATCAATAAATCCAGTTCTTAAGACCGCCTGAGCATCAGCATTTTGACCAAAGACAGACCCAAGATAATCAAATGTAATCAGAGAGTTAGAAGATTCAATAACGGCAACTTCACGGTCTTCAGTTTCACCTTGAATTGTAATAAAGTCTCCAGGTTCAATTGGTGGAACAACTTCAGCAGCATCAACGTCCGCTTCAGAACCAACATAAGAGAAGGCAGCAAAACTAGAACCAACGCGAGGAATCTCGGAGAAGATAATTCTAGAACCAACAATCTCAAAACCAACTCCAGGTTCTTGAATAACACCATTAAGAGAAACAATAATGTTATTTTCGGGTCTAATAGTGGAAGATTGAACACCATCGGTTAATGTCAGCGAGTAGAAGACATCATCACGCTTAAGGTTGAAGGATTGACGTAAAGAGTCAAATTCAAAACTGATATCATCAAGTTGACGGAGTTTACCAATATAGAATCCAGTAAATGTAGATCCAATATCGGGGGGTTCGTTGAATTGAATCTTGTCGGAAAATGCATTATATGCATTTCCTGCACCAGGAGGTTGAAGAATGCCATTAACGAAGATGAGCATGTGTCCTGCTGGGTCTGGCAGGTATGCTGTGCCATTATTGATAGTAAGGTCGAATGTAGTTTGAGTTCCATCAAATCCTCTGAAAGACCTCTTCACGCGAGCGCGAGCGATAACTTTATCAAGGATAACTGACTTGTAGTTATTTTGAGAAATCACATAATCATATTCAGACCAAGTTCCAATAACATCAGTCAAATAAAGTCTCTTGTTAATTCCAACAACACGAATGTCATTAACAAGACCATAAGCACCTCCAGATATAGTTATCTTTGTAGAAATTGTTGTATTTGCAACTGCAAATGCCCCACCTCCTGCAGCGCCGAAGTCGGCAATATTATCGGTAATTACAAAATCACCTGTAATAGGAGCAATATAAAGGTAATTATTATCGGTATCTACACCAGTAATGATTGCTTTCTTAGATACATCACGACCTCCAGTATATCTGTAGATAAAATGACCAACTGTAAATCCAGTTGCATCAGCAACTCCCAATCTGATATGTCCACCAGAAATAATTCTGGAACCAATATTAACATCTAATCCTTCATATTGCTGAACTTCCAAGTACAATTCAGTAGTTCCTGCATAAACAACAGATGTTGTTTCATAACTTCCAAGTAAAGTTTCAGTATCAACTGTTAGTTTACCCCCAGAATTATCAAGAACCGCAGATTCAGAGCGTAAGAATCCTGTAGGAGATGCAGTTTCTTCAGTTGTGTAACTTAAGAAAGGAATATCTTCTTCAAAATCACCAGTAAGTTTAATTAATTGCAATCTATTCTCAATTGCACTAAGAGTTGCAGTTGTAGTGTTTGCTTGACCTTCGATAATGTCAGAGATTTGCCATGTGCCAGCAGTTATTTCAACATCAAGATACTTATAGTTTTCATCTTCGAAGAATCCATAAACAATACCAGTTACTCCAGCGTCACCTTGCTTCTGAACTTCTTCGCCCATAGTGTAAGGTCCATCAATAATATCACCATCGATACGGAATCTCTTATAAACTTTAGCAATTTGTGCTTCATTTTTGATAATTGTTTCTAATTCTGCATTATTATTACTATAAAGTCCATAGAAATAATCTGATGTGCTAATACCACCACCAATACCAGTTGGTAGATATGTAATTCCATATTCTTTGGTGGGAAGCGTAATGCCAGGATTGACAGTAACATCTGCATAGTAGATACTATTATCAAGTTGCTGTCTATAGAAGTCAAGATTCACCCTAACAATAGTTAGAATTTCATCAGTATTATATGTTGCTCTCCAAGTTGAATTGTCATATGCGTAATTAGAGTTTGCAGTTGGAGATGCAAGTGTACCGTTAAGAGCAGATTCGATATAATCTTCAAGAATATTGAGAGTAAAGTTCTTAACATTATACTCTAAATTGGAGTAGAAGATTTCTCCACCAACAGAAGTGTATGCATCAAATGCTCCCTTATTAAGTTTTGCACCCCAGATATAAATTCCAGAAACTCCATCACCAGGGAATGCTGGGTTAGTTACACCAGATCTAATATTTACTCTGGTTCTTAATGTACTAAATCCAAAGGAGAATTGAAGTGTTGCATAAACTCTATACCAACCATTACCAAAAGGAACAACTCCAGTAGAATAACTAATTAATCCCCCCTCATTTTGGAAAATAGAACCTGTAGAACCATCTGTAAGATTAACATCAAAGAATAATCTTTGTTGTTGAGTTTGTCCAGGATCTAAGAATACAGTAAATCTAATACCATCATATTCACCCGCTTTAATAAAGAACGAAGATGTAAATGTTTGATTCTCATCTTCTGTGACAGCACCTTCATCAAAGGTTGACAATTCAGAATCAAATGTAGTAGTTCCTTTATCAAAGGTGGTGTACGCTAACAAACTATAGTCTCTATCAATTCTGTGCTCAACTGTACCACTAGCATCTGCAATTATTTTTTCTGCAGTCTGTGTAGAATCTGGAGCAACTGCATTATTTGGAACTAAAGTAGCACTAAATGTGTTCCAATTAACTTGGAATGCTTCTGGATTTGTCCACAAGTTAGTAGAGGAGAATTCTGCTTCGATAGGAGACTGAATCAAACGAGCATCATTAAAGGTAAGTACATTGCCAACATTGGTATAGTAATCAAATACAGTTCCAACTCCACCAACAGGAATAGTAGAAGTTACATTAGAAATACTGCCAGTTAATAAATCCCCGTCAGCAAATGTAGTTCCTGTAATGGGACCGATGTAAAGAGCATTACCAGTATCTTCAAGAACCTCGGCACTTCCACCACCATCAGAAGTAACTGTTTCACCAGCAGTAAATCTTTCAGTATCAAGAACAACGTTAACGTTAGTGAATGTTGCTGCAACTTGTGGATTGCCACCAACAAACGATGCTGTTGGAGGGTTTGATGGGTCATAACCAGTACCAGGGTTAGTAATTGTTACAGTCTGCACAGTTCTGAGTGTCTGGAAATCTGCTACTGGAGCAACAGTTGTTCCAGTCTCTTCTGGTTGATCACCAAAAGATACTGTAATTACACCCTCGAAGAGTTTGCCATCATCAATGATGCCCAATCTTACAAGACCGTAATGGTCATAAATGATGTTATTTTCAAAGTTTGTTTGTCTTACTCTAAATCTAGTTTGAGATGTTTTTGCACCTGCGGGTAAGTTGTTTACTACTGGTGTAACTGTGCTAAACGATGCAGCACTGGAACCAGCGATTAACGTTGCTATTGTAGTCCAAGTTGCTCCGAGGTTTACAGAATATTCAAGAATTAAGTCATCACCCGATTCTGGAGCATCACCACCATTAGTGCCATTACCAGCAATAACATAAGCGCGAATTCTATCAAAGGTAGTAGTATCTAAATCATCAGTTTCACACTGTCTAGCACCGTTTGCAGCACCAAATCTTACATATTTACCACCAGTTAAAAATCCATCTGTAGAAGATGTGCCAGTTCCGCTGCTTTGAGATTCCGTACCAGCACCAAAGTTAACGAATGCATCAGCATCAAATACAGTACCATCATAAACGATAGATGTGACACTATCACCACTGAGAATTGCAGTAGCACCATCAGCATCAATATTAGCACCATCTAAGGAAATTGCTGGCGGGAAAGTATATCCAGAACCACCAGAGGTTACGGATATGATATTAAGAGGACCAGTTGGTTCCAATTCTGCCACTGCAGTAGCAGTAGTTCCAGCAACAGGAGCATCAATAGCAATAGTAGGAACAGTTCTATATCCAGAACCACCAGTGAATTGAAGTTCACTAATTACCCCTTCTCTTTGCAGAGAAATTCTTCTTGCCTCAGTCGTATTTGCAGAGGAAGTATCTGTAATAATGATGTCATGAGAAAGATTTTCAATAATTCCATCGACAAAATCGTTATATTGCCAAGAATTTGGACCAAATTGGTCTTCAACGGTTAGTCTAATTTCTTCTCTATAGTAGTTCTTATTAAAGAGCATCTGCTGAGATGCAAATCTGCCTGGTTTTCCAGCGGGAGAAAGAATATCGACAGCAATGTCAACCAACTCGCCATATCTTGCCATGACTGCCTGAACATTAGTCATACTCAACCCATCACGATATGCTGCAGTAGTAGCATAAGTAGATGCATACTGAGGAGGAGTTACAGCAGTCCCACTGCTGTATAAGAGATTCTGAATGGCAAGAAGTCCAAGGTCTCTTAGTTGCTCGATAGCATAGATTGTTGCAGAAAGTTGTTCTTCAATGTGGTTCAGTTGCAGATTTGCAGTGAGATAGAATTCAATTGCTTCAATTGTGCTATTGTTTCCGCCAGTTTGCAAGTCAGAAATAATACTAGGAAGAATATAACTCTTTAGGTCTCTGATGCAAGTATTTCTACCAGCACTCCCATCAGGATAGGAGAATGCCTTATAAATGACATTATTCAAAGTATATGTAAATTCAGCATCTAAACGACCAACTGCTTCTTGTGCAATATAAGTTCTATTGAAATAGAGTCTGTCCGCAGCAATAGCATAATCAGAACCAGTAGGAGCAATAGTATCATTAAGATTAGTAATCAGAGTATCAATAGCACTTTGTACATTAGCACAGTTACCAGGGTCATTTGTAATACCCCAGTCCCCAATAATCAGTGCATCGGTATTACTGCCATCTAAATCGCCCGTAATAGATTGCTTGGCATAATATCCAAGACGCTCGTGAGCATATACAGACTGCCATACCTGCAGTCTGATGTGCAGCAATCTATTAGATGTTCCGATATAGAATTTAGCAGCAGTTACAGTCTCACGATTTCCACCCTTTTCAATGTCCTTAGCAATAGCATCGAGGATAAGTCCAAGGTCAACTTTACATCTATCTGTGCCATCTCCACTACCATCTTCATTTCTTGGCATATCCAGTGCAAGGTCTGGATACCTTTGAATGAGGTCATAAGATGCTTTGTCAACAATTGCAGTTCTATTAGCACGAATCAAACCAGCAGCATCATAGAATCGATTCATATCAGAAGAGTCGATTCTATTAGAATATAGAATATCACTTGCGTTATCTGTATAATCTGCTGAGAATGGAATTTCATAGAATCCATCAACAGTAGCACCAAGATACTCATATTCTGGAGCAACTCTAGTGACACCACCTAAGTGGTCAACAGGAGTAACCTGATTTGCTTGGTCGAGTGTGTCTACAAGAATATTCAAGAGGTTATCGGCAGTAGATACAACATCAGCACAATCCCCTGTAGTATAGTTCAGCAGAGAAACTGCATTAGTACTTGCAGATACAAATGTGTGTACAAATTGAGCGTCCTCTGGAGAAACACCGACGTTCACAGTGATGGTTGTAGCGTCTACAGCATCGATACCGATTACCTTGTTATAGAAGGGGTCATCAGTACGTGGATAAGCGTGCTGGGTTGCATTATCATCGGAATCGCACGAGAATACGATAGACCCAGCAGCAATCTTAATTTGGTCATTGGTAGTTAAACTGTGAGCTCCAATGGTCAGAACCATATCACCCGTTGCTGGGTCATATGTAGCATCAGTTGGGGTGAACTGAGAATATACTGTATTGTTAGAATCGGTAATTGTGGTATCTGTAAACTGAGTTACACCATGAGAACCAGATACATTCCAGAGAACATTATTAACGATATATGGAATCATATCACCAACTTTATTGTATGCCCAAATAGTCTCTTCTACTTCGGTCTCAATGTGGTTGAGAGTGACAGCAGCAGGAACAGTTCTATCAACGTAAATTGCAGCAGCATCCCACATATGACTATTAGAACCATTACGAAGGTCTTCACAGATTTGCTGGACAACATCTCTGATATCATCTTCACAGTTTACGTCACCACCAGGAATGACAAGGGAGGGGTACTGTTGTTTAGTCAGATAAACGACTTCTTTAGCAATAAAGTTTTTGTTTCCTTCAAGTAAGTTTGCGGCATCAAGGTATCTTTGACTGTTACCAGTAAATCCAGCAACAACCGCTCCGCCATTAGCATTTGTGGTTGCAAGAATTGCATCATTATTAAAGAGTTCACCGAAAGTGAAGTCTTGAGCACCAGACCAATCTTCGGTATAGGTTTGTGCATCTACACCATCAAAGTGGACAAGGAGTTTTGTATTTGTATCGCCCTGGAAGATTCCGTTTCTTGGTGTAAATGCTGCTGTATAGCGAGCAAGGTTGGAAAGTCTTAGTTCATCAATATAACCAGCATAAAGATTTGCATTCGCATAATCAGCACCAATACTTATTGGTTTAGCAACATAAGTGCTTGCATCAGTTCCAGTTCCAACTTCTGCACCATTAAGATACATCTTAGTAGCATTTGCTCCAGTATTACTTCTAACTACTGCAATGTGATACCAAATATCTTCAGCAACATTAGTGTTAGAACTAATGACATCGACACCATTAACATTAAAACGAGGTTGGGAATTTTCAATATACAATCTCATTGCAACTTCAGTTGCACCAACTCTCATATCAAATAAAGTTGCTGTACCAGTAATTGATGCGACATCTGGACGAATCCACATTTCGAGTGTATATGGAGCAGTTCCAATTGCATAATCACTAGAAGAAGTTTCAGTTACGTAGTCTCCAGTTCCATCCAGATATAATGATGTTGTTCCAAACTTCTTCTGAGTGGTTGAAAGTTGAGCATCACCAGCAAATGTAAACTCATGAACATCTTTACCAGTAGGGAGACATCTACCGACTTTACCAATGTATACTGTTTTTCTTGCTTGATTATAACCAATGACCTCAGCTTTGGTATCTCTAGTACGAAGAACTTGGTCGAGAGCAAAGAATCCACTACCAACTGGTTTTGTTAGCGATAACTTTCTAATTGCAAGGTCTTCGGAGGATAAGAAGTCTCCACTAGAATTACCGTATTCAATCTTATAATTTCTAATA